AATACTGTTGCCTGTATTTCGTATATTAGTGCCAGTTACGGAATATTGGTAGCCTGTGTTGTAATCCATTGAATTTATAACCTCAGTCACGACAGAAGTCGTTTCTGTTTTCTGCGTCAAGCTGCCTTGTGTAAAGTTTGGGACGACAGGGACGGAGTGACCCGGCTGCATCAAGCCATGAAGCAGCCCCAGGGTGAAACCCAACGCAATGCCTTCATGTAAGCGGTCCATTTATCGGACGGTAATTTCGCTGACGTGCTGTCCCGTGGCCGTCGTGCCTGCCCCACCTGCTGTCACCGTGACTGCCCCAGCAGAGGTGATTGTGCCGGCCAAGTCCCCAGCTGTTCCTGCTGTGGTGCTAATCACGCTTGAGAAGTTAGGCACAGCGCCAACTGTTGGAGCGGCTTGCGGGACAGCGTCACCTGCCGTGTAGGACTGACTGAATGAAAAAGCACTTCCAGGTGTGTCCTGTGTCGCGGAAATAGTGCCAGGTGCATAAACACCTGAGGTGATCGTGCCAGCAGAAATTGTATTAGCAGTGGTGCCGTCTGTTGTATCTACGCCATTGCCGCTAATGGCAAACGAGGAACCCAACCTCGTTGCGTTTGTTGCGGCAGCGTCAACAGTCAGCTGCACGGAACTCTGCAGTTTATGTGTGATATCAGCGTAAGCAGGTGCTCCCGCAAAAGCGATAATGACAAGCAACCGCCACATAACAAATCCTCGTTCGTATATCGATCTTAGTAGAAGCACATTTAGCGTAAAATGTTCTCATGAAAGACGAAGATTCCCAGTTTTCTCTACGAGACCTACTTGCAACGCTTGTTCCAGCAGGTGTTTTGTCTTGGGCATTAGCAATGCTTACGGCAAGCTATATGGGACATATCAAGATAGATGCTGCATTTATCTCATCTTTGGTCACATCAGTTTTAGCTGTGTACGGTATAAGCCGGAAAGAAGATGGCAAGAAATCTGAGAAGAAACCACCTATAGTTGAGCCGAAGGACAAGCCTCCTAGCCTCAAGTGAAATTTAAAAGAGTAGGTCGCTCGCTCGAACTACAGTCTTTAAAAGCCACGAGTCTATATGCAAAGCCCGCAGAGGATGAAGGACGTGCTTTGATACGTAAATCCTGGCGGTGCCTTAACTGCACGCTTTTGGGAGAGCATGACGGGTTTTCGAAAATAGATACAGGATTCGGAGTCTGGTGGATTAGAAATGACGATTGGCGTTGCCCTGAAGATGAGCCTAAAGATGAACCTTTTTTGAGAGATGGTGATTTAAGATACATTCCCAATGTCCCTTATTTCCCTTGCACAGAATTTGATAAAGACAACGTAAGGAAATCACAGGTAGCAACGATGGCAATGTGTTTAAGTTGCTTGGGTATCAGGGGTATAGAAACGTATGAAGATTATTTAGAGCTGTTATTAAAACAAGGTGACGGCAGTTATAGAGCGCATCATCGTGCAACATTTGCTGCAAATGGTATTTCTGCTTATTTTTGCAGCAGTATTGGGTCTTTCGAGATACAAGACTCAATCGATGAAGGCTGTCCTGTTGCCTTTCAAGTTCCCTACAAAGGATCACAGCGTAACCCTTTTGGCTTTAACTATTTGATCACAATTTATGGTTACAGTCCCACTCATTGGCTTTGTCATGACCCGTGTGGACGCTTGGACATAGTGAATGGCCTTTGGCACACAACTGTGCTCGAATCGGGCAAGGAGGTCCTTTACGATAGGGCGGAGAGCCAAGACAGGTTTTTCAGGGGTGGTGATGCCAGCGGTGTTGGTTGGCTGAATTTCAGAGAAAATTAAGCTATAGTTGGTTCGAATCAAGAAAGCCAATGGATGAGATCTTGACAGATACTGAGCAGCAACTTCTCGCTCAGCAACAGGAATTGACTGAAAGAATTAGAGCTGCTGAAGAATCTCTGATGCGAGACAAAGAACTCTTTCTGAAAGTCACTGGTGCTCTTGAGTGTGTCAATATCATCGCGCAACGCAAACAACAGAGTGAAAGCAGTGACGGAACACTTGATCTAGCAGGTATTTGACATGATGAATGATCTTAATCCAGGAAGATATAAAGCGTTATGTTTAATCTCTGAATATCTTTATCCACCACCCAGAGATTTAAGGCTTGATGCAATTATTCAGGACATTTCAGACGAAGATTTGAAATGGGTATCGGAGCGCCTGCATTTCTATGTTCTTAAACTAATTGAAGAATCTGATTTTGACCCAGCGGAAGACAGGCGTGATTTCGAAGCCTTGGGCTTGACTGACTAGAGCTTTTCCCAGTAACAGGGATCCATGATGTAGTGCTCGAAGTCTCCATTTCCAGGGGGCTCTGAACCTACGACGATAAGATCATAAGAAATAGAAAAGCGTGGAGTCTCGCCGATGTAATCCTCAACCGAATGCATCATGCTCGCTGGAAACATTACTAAACGGTGTTTTAAGGGAAGTAGGCGGACTTTATCGTAGTGAAAATCAGTGTCTTTGTGTACCAGTGGTAGATAACTCATACAGTTTTGGGACTCGAACCTCAGTGCACCTGAGTCATTATTTGGTTCGTTGAGGTAAAAAACGCAGCTAATGATGGCGTTTTTGTGGGCATGCGAGGGTATTGAACCTGTGTTTTCGCATACAACAGGCCAAGACTTCTGTGCATAAATATTGACCTTCTGAAGATCCACTCCCATTTCGTAAAGGTACTCTTTTGCAGCTTCGCCAATTTGTTCGTTTAACCAATCAAATTCAGGTTGAAGATGTACAAGATAGTCATCACGAGCATCACCGAGAAGGGTTGTTGGTCTTTCGTCATATTCTCCTAAAGTTTTCTTATGAAAACGCTGAATATACTTTTCCATATCCGCAGCAACGTCTTGCTCAGGTTCTAAATCTTTGATGAAAAGAGGGACCGGAAAAGCCGTTACTACTGTCATTGATTGTTGTTTTGATAGGAGCAGAGGGACTTGAACCCTCACGACCGCAATGGCCAACAGATTTTAAGTCTGGTGCGTCTACCGATTCCGCCACGCTCCCGACGAGCTGAGCATAGCTAAAAAGACAAGTGTGTGCACCCTACAGTTTTGACAAGGCTGGAATACCAAAAGTGTTTCATTGCGAGCAAGATCTATTAGTCAATCTCATTGTCCTAAGTCCTAAGGACGCTCGAAAGAAATTCAGAAATTATATATTTGAATCTTGGAATTGGGAATGCGCTTACTGCGGCAAGAAGTTGACACCAGACACTGCAACTATTGATCACATTCTCCCAAAACACAAGGGCGGTCACAACATCAGGTCAAACATGGCTTGCTGTTGTAGTAATTGCAATCGATCGAAAGGCTCGAGTTTAGTAGAAAATTGGTACACTGAAACCAACATGCACTTTACAAAAGAAAGGTTTGATAAAATTAACGTGTGGCTCGAACAAAAGCCAAATTCTATAAAGCTTCCTAGTGCTGATCACGCTCAGCCATATATAGACAATGACTTCTTCATCAGCTGGATCGCGGCCTAGTTCAGGAGAGTTCCTCTCCGGATTCCTGGAGGAACTTAAGAAAGAGCGCATTCCAGGGTCAGGAGACACTGCCATGAAGGGTGAGGTTCGAAATGACATTGTCGGCAAAGTCGATCGAGGCGTCCTGAAGGTCTGAGATGGCTGACCGTGCAAAGGCCAAGCGCTTGGCGAAAGAGCGCATGAAGTGCAACAAACCAAAACGCACACCTGACCATAAGACAAAGTCTCACGTGGTCAAAGCCTGTAAGGATGGTGAAGAAAAGATCATTCGGTTTGGCCAACAGGGTGTAAAAGGTGCTGGTAAAAACCCCAAGACCGCAAAGGAAAAAGCACGAAAGGCGTCATATTATGCACGTCATAACGCACAAGACTCCAAGCCTGACAAAATGTCAGCCCGTTATTGGAGTCACAAAGTCAAATGGTGATCTAAATGAAAGATAAAGTTGAAAAGGTAATGTCTGAGTTCAAGGCGGGCAAGCTGAAATCAAGTAGCGGCAAAAAAGTTACTAGCCGCAAGCAGGCTTTGGCCATTGCACTCGCTATGAAACAGAAAGCACGTTCAAATTAAGGACCAGCTTCTGAACCACTTTGTAATGACGTACTTGTTCCCTGAGACGGGTGGGAGTGCTTCATGCATTGTTTTATAGTTTGGTATGCCACTTTTATATAGATTATTCCAGCACAGAAGTGTGCCTTGTTTAGGCTTAAAGTACTTGTTAAGATGCTTGAAATAGGTTTCACCACCGGACGCAACGTCGTTGAGGTAAATCATTACTGTCCACGTGCGCTGCCCCATCCACTCGCAGTAAACTTTGTGTTCTTCTGTGAATGGCGTGAAGAAATCAACGTGCTCTTTGTAGTACTGGGTAGGCAAATATTTTTGTGCTTGAAGAGTCTCACCAGTAAAGGGATCTAGATCCATAAAAGCTGTAATTTTTTGGTCTAGACGCAGAGATAAATCGTTTGCAAAAGGATCAAGATCAGTCGTGGAGCTGGTTCTGTAGTCCGAAACTTCGCCGTCGTCAGTCTCGTTTGCGACAGTCGAAGGTCTTAAGCCTTTTTCGATGAATTCAATAAGCTCTGTACATTCTTCTTCTGATATAAAATTATCTTTGTAGTACAGCTGTGTGAACGGAAACCAAATACGTGTTGCTCTTTCTTCTAAAGGACGTTCATAAATCTCTTTGAAATTGATTTTCCGGGGTTTTTCTTTGAAAAATGCTGATTCGATTAAAAAATCGAGATCTTCTTCAGAGCAACCATGCTCATCTTTGAAACTTCTAAGAAGCTGTGTTTTACTGACACCTCCAGCAGCACCTCTGATAAAAAGCTCTAAGAGTACGTCGTCCATTGTTACATCGGAACACTGCACGTAGAATATATGAACACAACATTTTTGTGACGTTGGAACTTTGTGCCTTAACGTTTGCTTTACTTTACGGAGCAGCTTTTGGCATAGGTAATTTTGCGTTGCGTAAGGCCAGCTTGAATCATGAGAACGGATCCAGCATCAGAATTTCTCGCAAAGTTTATCGAAGACAACGAAGAGGTAATTGATCCGAAAGCGATCGATCCTGAAACTGGGTTGCCACGTATGAAGTTGCCTGCTGGCAACTACGCTGACGATGATGATGATTGAGTCTTGCCCAGAATGGCAAGTCAATTAAGCGCTGTTAGGATACCTTTAAGATTGAGAATTACCATGGATGCATTAGAGCTTCCCGTGGACGTGGAATTTCAGATCCACGCAGCATCAATTGCCATTCAAGGAATGGATCGTGACGAGCTTGAAGAAGCCTTTATTGAGATGCTCCACCAGAAAGCCGTCGATAAACAGATGTTTCTAAGCGTTCTCAAGGATCACGGCATTGATGCCGATATCAAATTCAACTTCTCCACCATCGGACAAATCTCCTAAATACCATGGCTGATCGCATTATTCACGGTACTCTCGATACCTTTAACGTGGATACAGGCTCTGAAATTACTTACAAAGGACCTGGAGCCGGTATTGACCGTGGTCTGAACATCCGCAGTTTTGAGATCAATCCTGCCGCCACCGGCAACCACATCGTGAACCTGAAGCGTTCTACGGGTATCGTCAGCATGGAGATTTTCCAGGACGATTCTTACACCGCAGCTTCGGCTCCAACCGGTTATACGAAGTCTTTCAACGTTGCACAAGCCGGAAAGGGTAAAGGTGCGATTGCCGTGAACGTCACCGATGCGTCAAAAAACTATCTTGTGCAGTTAACTCTTGACGGCTATTCTGAGGTGAGCTACGACATCTTAGTTGAGATCCCGTAAGAAACAACGGACTTGGAAAGAGTTTCCTTTTCTTACGGAAGCAGGAATTCAACTGATCAAATTACACACAAAGCCTCGTACCTGTTTGGGTATGGGGCTTTTTGGTTCATATAAAGATTATGGTGAATCCGATTATCGGATTGGTTATGGCAGTATCAGCCTTTGGAACAGGCGCATCGGCATGCACGACAAGGCAACACAAGAGGAAGTTGAGACACAGCTTGTAGAAGATCTTAAAATTTTTTCATGCCAAGTAGCAGAGTATGTTTATGTGCCTCTTAATAGATCACGCAAAGGAGCAGTTCTTAGCTTTGCTCACAGCATCGGTTTGCTTGCTTTTAAAAACTCTAGATTGCTAGAGCTGATCAACAGTCATGCATCCAAAACAGAAATAATTAAAGAATGGAGTCCATACATCAATAGGTATTGGCTTTCAGGTGGCAACGGCATGCGTGATCGAAGACGTGCTGAGCTAGATCTTTTTCTCTCAGCAGACAAAAAGATTCCAACCTTCACAAAACACAAATGCCATACCCCTGTCTGCTTACTTAATCTTCCAGATACCTATACAGGAGCACCAAATCAAGTCAAAGCTGTCGAATATTTAGAGAAGAAACTCAATGAATGGGATCCTTCTGGTCATGTGATTCGCCGCTTCTATCGGCTCTGGTCCCAAAATCCAACTGGTCAAGGGTCTCTAAAGCCTCGGGAGAAAAATGCTTTAGAAGATCAATAGCATCTAAAAGCTGTAGGTTGTAGTCGTAACAGTCAACAAATTCTTCATACTCCATCGCTTGATTTGCGTTTTAAAGCTATTTTAAGCAATACTAAATAACCAATCAAGTCCACAATTACATCTTCGTCCTTTGCAAGCAAACCTGCCCCGTGTTTGATTCTGTTTAATTTGTCGTCTATGCGAACAAGAATCTGCTCTACGTCATCTGATTTACTGAAAACACGCATCGGCTCGAGAGCAGAGTTTCCGTACTTCTTGTTTTTGTAAAGAAGCAACTCCTTGATGTCGTCGCAAATGCTGCTGATTTGAAGTTGTGTATCTGTGAGGGTCATTAGAATAGTTTGATGAACGACCAACTAAGCCAAGCATACGATATTGATAATCGTAGTGCAGGCAGCAAAATTCGCAAATCTGTTTTTTCATCAGCACAGCCGAATCAGCCTCTTTCGGCTACTGATAATGATGTAGCAAAGAATTTTTTGGCCAGCTACGCCGCCAGAAAGAGAGCTGAACAGAATCCCGACCTGAGCGCAGAACGCGGTCAAGAAAACCGATTCATCGTGAACGTTGGCGGGTCTTTCCCAAGTGCCACCATCGGTTTCAAAAACAACTTCCGCGCTAGATAATTACTCGTCCCAGTTCCGAAAAAACCTCAACAAAGCGATCGGTTTGGTTAAAGCCATATTCCATTTTTGGTAGGTACACAAAGTACCCCCAGTACATCGGTTGTTTTTGAGTAAAGTATTTACCGCCGTGTATCAAACGTGCCCTGTCTTTTGGAAAGCAGACGGGAAAGTCCCACATTTCAGGACATATACGAAGCATTTCGGGATACACCGTATAGAAAATTGCCTCAGGTATGTTCCGGAGTTTCCATTCTCTCAATAAACGTCGAAACCATATGACAGAAGGAGTGCTGCCGTGTGATCCACCTCGGGCACTCCACCGCCATGTGCCCCGTTTCTTACTGAAAGAGCATCTGCCGTATGTAGGCGGAAACAGGTAAGTCTTCCCCTTCCAGGGTTCTTCCATGTTCAAGCCGTCGTCATTGAGCGTATATATTTTTCGAGCTTGCAGAAACTGTTGATTCGCATCGTGCGTGGAGCACGGATCAAGATCAATCTCTCCTAGTACATTGTTAATAAGTGGGAGATACTCGATCGGAGTCAACCAGTCATCCTTGACATGATGTATCTTGCCAACAAGATGACGAAGTTGCTTCCAGCTACGCTTGCCCGTCACATCATGAGGAACTCACTATTGATATCTTCGTTCTTGTAATGGACAAGCGCAAGCTCGTTTTCGTCTTGAATCAAGAACAGTGATTCTTTCATCGGGTCGATTTGTTCAGCTCGACGGATTGCTCCTCTTAAGACTTCCGAAATACTTTCCTGGTCTTTGTTGTCTTCTAAGGCTGAAATGAGAGCGTCAACATTGAGATAGAACATACTATCTTTCTCGTCAGCACCAGGCTTGAAGACCATTACGCCAGGGCCTTCAAACGTATAGAACTTTGCATAGTGCTCACACATGTCAGCGCAGATACGCTCAATCGTGAGTTTCATCAACTTTTCTTCTGTTTCACCAGTGGTGTTGGCCATGAGGCGCTTCAGAAGCTTGTTTCGACGGCTCGACATAGGATTCTCCAGTTGCTCAATATTAGCAAGACTGCGAGGATGATTCTTGCTTTTTCTCTTCAGTAAGTTTTATAAAATGACTCAGCCCTGACTTCTTCAGGGTTTCCAGAAGCTTGGGAAGGGGTTTATACAACACAACAGCTTTTTGCATATTACCGATTTTTTTGATCAGCTTTCCATTTTCGTCTCTCAGCTTCGTCAACTCCCCTTGTCTAATAAGGTATTCAGCCACGCAGCGGTACCGCCTTTTCTCAGCAAGGTTAATGTCAGGATATCGATCACAGATGGTGCTGATCTTCATGTCGCTGAAGGTGATGCGAATCTGATCCGCCAAAGATAAGCCCAGAACAAGATCTGAAGTGCTTGTCTCGTAGCCACATACCAATTCCAGATAGCGACGTAGGTCTGCTGTTTCAAAACTGCCTGATGGCGGTATGAACATCTCTACTTGCTCTGCCAAGGAAGCAACCAAGAGCTCTCTGTAGTTCTCGATTGTCACTGAGCTGATGTCAAGATCGACAAAGCGGTAACTCTGATATGAATTGCTTTTAGAGGAATCAGGCTCGAAATCCGTTCTATCTAAGACGTCTAGCCAATCCTCATCAGGAACGGAATTCATGAAAGGCTATTTTCTTGATTTATCTTAGCGACTTTTTTATACTCGTCCCATTGTCTTTGATGATCGAGAATTAGCACCAACTCGTAGTATTCCCGGATGACAGCAAAATGGTCTTTAAAGCGGACTGTTTTAAACCATTCGGGTCCATGTGTTTCTGACAGGCGTTTTTTTGCTTTTTCTGTGCAGCCCCCATAATTTTCAGCTTCCCAAATAGCTTTGCCCAAGGCCTTCTGTTGGTTCGTCATCAGATCCTCCAGCTCACGCATGGACAGATCTTGGATCAGTTCGCTAAACTCTTCAATATAAGGGTATTTTTTACCATGCGCCGTTCTAT